AATTGCTCCTTTCTGTGCGACGTCGCACACACTATATAATATGTTAGAGGACGATTATTCGCCCTCTGAATCCTCTTCCGTGTCTTTGTCCCTTAACTGTATTAATACATCTCTTAGCTTGTCCGGAATCGGTACAAACACCGCCGCGTTTTCCAATAAGCTTAGTGCCTCGTTACAAATATAGAACATGATCACAACTTCTCTTAATGGGATTGTATTCCCGATTAATTCTTGGATGGAAAAAGACACGGCAATTACAATAAACATTACAATCTTTTTCAGCAATCCCTTGAACCCAGTTTCCGATGACAGCTTTTTTGTATAAATACCTTTGATTACTCCCGTTATGTAATCTACCACTGCCAGGAACACGATTATCTTTAAAAGCACGTCCCATCCGCCAAGCCAGTATGACAGGACACCTCCGATCAGCCCGAACATTACGCTGATCCAATTAAAAATTTTATCCATTTTCTTCATATACCTCACTCTTTCTTAATTTTTTTCATAAAAATAAGACCTTTCGGTCTTGCTCTGATTTCCATGTATTCACCTCCTTGCATAGAAAAAGAGAGGTGTTAACCTCTCTCATTATGATTCTTCTTATTATTGCCATCATATAATTCATATAATTTTTTCAAATCTTCACATTGCTTATTTTTCTTATATGTCCTTCCAGTCGCTTCGATTTTAATTCTATTCCATTCAAATTTCAGATACACTCGAACATGTCTCAAGAGTTTTTCTTCCCATATACTCCTATTTATCAAATATTTTTCCAATTCTTGGCGAAACTCTTTTTCGTAACATTCTTTTTCATAATATCGTAAATACGAAGCACGCAGTCCTTGGTAATAAAAGACTAGCTTTTCTACGCACCTATCAATATTCCTATCAATTTCATCTGAAAAATTTAAATGCATATGTATTAAAAATCTCAATTTTTCTATTTCACTTATATGCTTTCTATATGTATCTGAATCTTTCATCCCCTTGTCTACATTATCAATCGTTGTTGTACTAATCAAATCTGATATATATTCTCTGAATTTGTATAACCACTCAACTCTATTTTGGGTAACAGCATTGACATAATGTACTGCTTTGTTGTTTCTAACAGAAAAATAAAGCGAAATACTGCTGATTAAAAAAGTAAGTAATATTCCGATTGAAGTTAAAGCATCTTTATTTTCGCTAAAGAACTGTAACATTTTATTCATTATTACTACACTCTCCTTCCACTGTCATTATACAGCAGAAGGAGAAGTTTTCCAAGAAAGATTCATTTTCAACCGATTATCTTGCGTATAATCTTGTGATACCTCCGTTGTTGTAGATTTTAATCTTGTTGCTACTCAAATATGAGATCCCACCATTGTATGCACTAGAATAATATGCTTGATGTGAACCGGACCCGTGATCTACAACAGAACGACTTGTTAATACCTGTGCCGGTACGATCGTGCTTGCAAGTTCTCGGTAATAATTTCCATTTGTACTGCTTGCAAGTCCGCACGTGATCATGAACTCTGAATACTGCGATACATCGACTGTAATTGTGGAGTTTCCTGCTGAGGTCTGGTTCTTTAGTAATGTCCACTCTCTGTTCGCCTTGTTATCCACCTTTGTAAATAAAGCAGTCATACTCTCGCCGTTCACATACGTATCTGTATCATTAACTACTACTGATGGTACTGATGCCGATCCGCCCTCATGTGATGCCTTCGTTGAAATTCTCGTAGATGAATTTCTAAGATATGTTTCTGCTCCATCTACACCTATTTCCAGATCACCTATAAATACTTTTGCACAATCGACACCCTCTCCTAATCGAATCTCGTCACCTTTGAAGGATGCAAGTTCTTCAGTCCCCTTCCTAACTTGTACACTGGTTCCATCTATAAACACATTGAATCCAGCAGCATTACCGATCGTAGCTGTTGGCGCATATACTGGTTCGGATGCCACTCTCCAGTTTATACCGTCATATGTGAAGGTTACGGTTGCTCCGTCGGTCCAATATACATCCCGGACACCTTGGATATACATTGCTTTTGTACCTGTACCAGCAATATTAAGTGTTGGACTGGATGCGGTATTTGCATAAGTAAATTTAACAGCTACTGTTGCTCCGGCTTTGAGAGATAATGTTCCAGCCGCCAAACTTGCAACTTTCGCTACAGTTCCGGCTGCGGTATCGCATGTCGCATAGAGCATTTGTCCGTCTTTACCTGCATCCCCTGTCTGCCCTTGAGGACCAGTTGGTCCCTGTGGTCCTTGAGGTCCTGTATCACCTTTTGCTCCCTGTGGTCCTTGAGGTCCTGTTGCTCCGGTGGCACCTGTCTCTCCTGTTGGACCGGGAATGCCCTGCTCACCTTTTATCTTTACCCATGTGTACTGCGTCGGATCGGAAAGATCAGCTTCTTTCGCAAGCCGGTTCGTAGCGATTCCGAGATAGTCTTTTCCATATGATTCAATCGATATTCCAGTCCCTTTTTCATCATCTGCATAAGCAGTCCAGGTGTAGAAATTACGATTCTTCGCCAAGCCTTGGAATTGTTCTGCCAACTCCATAACTTTTGCATCAATACCGCTTCCCTGTCTTACATAATCCCCTAGCTCTGCTTCTTTTGTATCGTTCGATTCTGACATCTCTAATTTCAACATTCTTGCAGTAAGATATATATTATCGTCATCATCAACAATGGATACCGTGTCACCTACCTTCACCCCATCTGGAAGATATAACAACTCTACCTCATAGGTAACAGCTTCATCACAGATCTTCTTAAGACTGGATACGGCTCGATTGCACAATTCAGATTTCGATGTCGTATCGTATGTAAAGGATTTTACGATATGTCCAACATCATTCTTATTCTTTTCTGTCTTAATCTGATACCGGCTCCACTTTTCCAGTGCTTTCCGGGATTTCACATAGGATCCTTCTACATAAAAATCTCCATCATCGTACTTATAACCATTTAATGTAATCGGATTTTCTGATCCTTCCGGTGTTCCGCCGGTACAGCGGTATGCTGTTGCAAGATCTGCGATGGAACTCTTGATTCGAAATCCGCTAACCTCTTTGCCAACAGTCAAAGTAACACCCGAATCATTCCCCCTATTCCTGTACACATTTATGTATTTTCCAGTCACAGCCATATTCTCGACTTTGAAGCTGAATTCAATCTCAGCATTATCAAACTGTGTAGCTACGCTCAATAGCCTTTCCGTAGCTGTAGTTTCACCGTCCCAGGATAACTTTCTTGTAAGATTGCTTACTTCGTTGATCCCGATTTCGAATCCGGAATCATATGCAAATTTATTAATGTAATAGGCAATGTTATAAGCTTTATCTGCAGCATATTTTCCGACCACTTCATTTAACAGATCCAGTCCCGCATCTTCAGCATAGATGGATGCATCCTTTTGAATCGGATCTATCGTCGAATCAATAATCGTATATACTTCCACTTCACTGCTGTCCGAACTCTGCTTTAAGATGAAATTTCCGACTGCAGCAAGCTTCTTCACATCAACTTCCTGTTCTTCGCCCTCATCCGGATTTACAAAATTGTAATCCAAATTGCATTCAAAGATTGCCACACCTTCGGATATTTCTTCTGTCTTTTTATCATTTGTAATCATTAGTCCCTTTGGCAGTCCGGTAGATGCTGATCCAAGAATGTTCATTGCCCTGTCAGCAAAATATATGATCACAAGAACACCTCCCTGTACTTCATTTTAAACATCGGTTTCTTCGCCCAGCTGGAGCACAAGCATTGAACCTGATTAACTCCCGGCTTCAAGCAAAATGTTTCCCAGTCATTTCCAAGAGCTCCCAGATCCGGCTTTGGCAGACCATTCATCCGAATTGATCCATCTGAACAATTTGCAATCAAACTGCAGTCCTGCGCAAATTTATTCGGTACATCTCTCCATTTTTTTACATGTAACTTCTGAAAATAAAAAGCATTGATCCCGTTGTATGTAAGATACTTATTCCCTGATCTTGTTCCTCTCTGCTTAATCGCAATCTGAATCTTGGCACATTTCATATCCGCTATTTCCGGAATATTGAAGCTCGGATAACTGCCATTATAGAAAAATGTAAGTTTACTGCCTTCTTTTCTAAGATCACAATGTCCCCAGTTCCAGTACCACGGATTTTGCTTCCGCAGATGACTTGTCATATAAGTGTACGTTTTCAGCACACGTCCCGCCTGCTGATCGGTACTCTTCTTGTTCGGATTGTAGCAGACTAGATCATAACGTCCTGTATTTCCGCTCATATCCGATTTATACCAGTTCACACCGGCAATAAGCTTATCGTCCGCTGTCAGATAGTTAATACACATTTCTCCGGTCTGTCCCATCAATCCGGCATAAAACAGGATATGGAAATAAGAATAAAAGTTCTGACACCCTTCCTGATCACCGGTTGAGTCCGCCGGAAGAATGATGGTTCTGAGTCCACCGTTTGCGCGGCCAACCTGTTGCCCTGCAGACTTCAAAGAGAGGAACTTGGTATTAAACCATGTTGATGTTCCGAGGGATCCTTTTGCTCCGTAGAAAGGATGCATAAAATCCGTTCCAGATGTATCATCCGGTGCATTGAAAAAGTCCTGAAGCGTAGCCAATGTCTCATTTTCTTTGTACGTCTCCCCATCTTCCTCTTCGATGTTTCCGAACTGTAAAATATGTTTATCCTGATCAACGAATCCGACAAATCCATTCTCTCCATTTTCCATCACTGCTTCGAACGTTGGATGTGCTTTATACGTTCCTTTATAATCAACAACAAATGTTGTCCCGTCATCTGCAGTTGGCGCAACCTCGTACTCTTCTACGGAATATTTAAATGGATCTGAGCAATAGAACTCAATTTCTGCAGTTACCGCATTTCTGCCATGCGGCACATCGCCGGCATTTACCTTTGTTCCGACATAATACTTATCCGGTTCATCCAGGAAGATCAGCTTCGCTTCTGCCACATCCAACAGTGAATTCAATTTGTTGTAAGCATTCCGGAATTCCGCATTGCTCTTAGCGATCAGCTGATACCCCACAGTGATGGTTCTTGGCTTATATCGTTTTCTCCGATATCTGGATCCGTCCATGATCTCTGTAGATAGATCTGTTATTTCCGTCTCAATTAATTCCCGGCCGGACACATACAGTGTCCGATATCCGGGGATTACATTTTCAAAATAGACTCCGTTAAAATTGAGAGCTTCGGAGGGCAGTATCTGCTCTTCCTGTCTCTCTGTAGTGTCTACAAATTTATACATATCTGCCCTCCTTATCTCATGCCTTTCTTTCGAAGATCTCTTTTCTGCTGCTGTTCAATTTCTTCTTTGGTGTATTTCGCCGTTGCCTTTGCCACCTGCCGGCCATCTACTTCGACAGGGATGTAAATGGTATAAGTTTCATTTCTGGTGTATTCATAATCATCATTCAAATCATCGATACTTGTTCGAATATTCATGCCAATATCCGGTATTGTTGCCAACTCTGGTATTTGAACCAGCTGTGCTGCAGCTTTTCTTGCGAGTTTAACTTTTCCTAATATTGCATTAACCCATCCAATGCCAAAATAACTACCTAATTTTTCAGACACCCTTGACGGACTGTGAATCTGCGCCTTCGCCCTAATTGCCGCCTCTGCTGCAGCTGCCAACTGCGCTGCGACAGATCTTACACGTCCGACCTGACTCGCCATACCATTTGCAAGACCAGCGCCTATATACACACCACAGCTGTATGAACCGGATCCGGCTGATCGCATTGCCACTACCGTGGATGCAGACATGGATCTTGCTGTGGATACTGCCCGGTTCATTCCATTGCGGACTCCGTTATTGAAGTTGTTTCCAACAGCATTCCCGGAGCTCCTTGCTTTTCCTTCTGCGTTTGAAAATTGTCTTACCAATGTATTAACTGCCGACTTTGCTCTACTTCCCAACGCATCCAATCCGGAATTTACCACATTTACACTGGCTCGCATACTCGTGAGCGAGCTTTGGGCGCTTTTGGCATTACCGGCTATGGATTTCATGCTTGAATTGACAGACTTTAATGCTACCACCATTGCAAGGGTGCCAACTGCGCCACCTGCCATAGCTGCTCCAAACGCAACCACTACAACAGCCGATGCTCCCATTCCGGCCGCAAGACCTAATGATAATGCTGTTAAGGCTGTCAGTGCTCCTACCGTTGCTAAAGCTCCGGATGATACAGCAGGGAATGCAGCTCCCATCAATAGAAGTCCTGCCCCAGCTACCGTAAGACTGGCGCCAAGGGCCAGTGTTCCCGCTGCCAGAAGCAACACACCCGCTGCCGCTATCAGGACAGCTGCGCCAACTAATACAAGTCCTGCACCTACCACTACAAGTCCGGCACCAAGAACAATGCATCCTGCTCCGGCTACTGCAGCCCCAGCGCCAAATACGATCATGCCTGCTCCGAGGGTTGCGATGCAAGCCGCTCCCTGAATTCCATATTGCACAATGGTCGGAAGCACACCTGCTACTATGGCAAGCCCAACACTTGCCAGCAGTGCTCCGGTTGAAACCAGTAATATAGCTACGCCAAAGGCAACGAGACCTACTGCTCCGGCTGTCAATGCTGGTCCTAGTGCTGCTGCGCCAAGGGCAAGTCCGGCAATTGCCGCAACCATGCCAACCATACAGCCTATAGCAAGCGGTCCCGCATTCGCCAGATTAACAGCCGCCAGTGATAATACAGCAATCCCCGCTGCCGCAATCAGGACAGCTGCACCAAAGGCAATGAATCCGGTTGCTCCGGCCGTCATAGCCGGCGCCACATTTTTGGCAACAACCATTAAGCCTGCCACCGCTCCTGTCATGCCGATCAGTACTCCTGCTGCCAGTGGTCCGGCTTGTGCGATTTGCACGGCCGAATATGCCAAAAGGGAAAATCCGGCCGCTATCAATGCTACTCCTGCGCCAATTGCTACAAATGCTTTTGCTGATTCTACGATAGTCCCTGACGATTCTTTGCTTGCAGTGCCTACCGCTTTTTCACCCGCTGCTACACCAAATAGCTTACCTGCCAGTGTCGCTATTCCTTTTCCTGTCATGCTTACAATTGCGCCCGCAAAAGTTTTGACACCAGGGGCAACTGCACTGACTATTTTAAAGCCTTTAAAAGCAACATATAATTTCGGTAACAATGTAATTGCTTTTGCTACTTCTTTATCATGATCTTTTAAAAAATCCGCAAATGTAGTTAATGCATCTGTCGCAGTCCCGAGAGAATCCGAAAAGTTTTCTACGCTTTCTTTTTTCCCAAATGCACCCGTAAGATTTTCCACTTCTCCAACGATTGATTTAGCTGCTTCTCCAAAGGCTTTTCCCACTTTCACCGCATCGTCTTTAAAGACGTCCCAGTATGGCGATATAATCTCGATTGCTTTCGGGATACCCGTAGACAGCTTGTCAAATCCAGCCTCCACCTTACCGGTCATCCCATTGATTGCATCAATCACTTTAGGCTTTGCGAATGTATCATAAAGCTTCATCATTCCGCTTACTGCAGATGCCTCCAAGTTACCCATAGCGCCTTCAAATGTTGTTACGGATGTGGCTGCTTCTTTTGCCATGTCGGTCATGCCAATGTTATTGATAGCCTGTCCGAGCATGTCTGCGGTAATTGCACCCTTTTCCATTGCTCCTTTGAAGTCGTTCCCTAATGTTGGATTCAGCTTAATCAGCTCTTTCCGTAAGCCTCCAGCAAGCTGCGGACTGGCATTAATGATCTGGTTCCAATCCTGAGCATGTAAAGCTCCTGCTGCCATTGCCTGTGAAAACGCAAGTGCTACCGAGGAATATTCCTTTGCACCTCCACCAAATACAGCAACTGCATTACCGACTGCTTCCGTCAACTTGTCTGCGTCTTTGATTCCATTTGCCAAAAGTGAGCCGAATGTACTCATAACATCCTGCAGGGAGAATACTGTTTTATCCGCATATGTTTTTAATGTACCTGTTGCTCCGGCTATTCTTTGTATTTCCGCTTCGGAATACCCGGAAAATCTCATAGCTGCCTGCAACTTATACATGGAATCCGATGTTTCTATCGTCTCTTTCGACAAATCACTGACTGAATTTGTCACCAGCGACATCGCCTTTCCACCGATTGCAGCCATTGCACCAAATCCAAGACCACCGGTGAGAGTGGTTTTCAGATTATTTGCATATCCCTGGCATGATTTCATAATGGATGAAAAGTTTTTGTCCTGCGCTGATAATATTGCTTTTACACTATACGACTCTGCCATCCTCTCACTCCTCTCTATCCAGCAGTTTGGTTATTCCAGCAAATCTGGATGGTTTCCTTCGATTCTTCATTTTTTTCAGTTCTTTATCGAAATCAAAGAACTGCCGGAATCTCTTGTAAACTGGTTTGGTCTTACCTTTACCGGCTTTCTTTTCTGCCTTTACCGCAAAATTCAAAAATGCCTGACGATGTTCATGTAAACTCTCGTCAAGCATCCGAAGCTCTAAAGCCTCCATCATAAGTTCATATTCTGCCAATGTCAGCTGATCCACCTGTTTAAATGACGTGAAGCCAAAATACCGGAAGCAATTCCTTGCTACGGTTGTATATAGGTCTTCCTCTTCTACTGCTCCTGAGTCTTCTTCTTCGCCATCTGTTCCTCGTACTCTTTCAAGATCTCTTTCACTGCTTTCTTGGTAGCATTTGTTTTCGATAAAAAATCTTTTGTTTTCTCCATGAGCTCATCGATGTCTACCTCTTCCGAATCAATGTAAGAATCTAACATTGCCTTTGTTACTCTTGGATTCTCTCCCTTATTTGCCAAATCTAACAGATCTACCAGCGCGTTCGGTTCCTGATCAACCACAACACTAGCGATCAGATACCTTGCTCCTATTTCTTTTGTGGTTCCCGGCATTCCCTGAACCGGAACTACGGTAAGCTTATTTGCTTCTCTTAAGAATCCCATTCCGAATTTAAACTGATATACTGTTCCATTGATTGTAAGTTCCATCATATTGTTTTATCTCCCTTCTGTGCGATGTCGCACATCAAAAAGAGGACGAATCTTCTCGTCCTCTTAAGCTCCTGTCTTCTGAGTGTCTGCAAATACATATGCTGCTACTTCCTGCTGTTCTGCAGTAACCGTTGCATAGCCATCTACGCCTTTTCCTTCCAGCCCAAATGTCAACGATAACTCAACATTATCCTCTGCATTGGATGTCTTATCAATTTCCGTAAGATATCCCTGGAAGTATTTTGCCTTAAATTTATCAGTCGAGCTCGCCTGCGGCTCTGCTAAGTTTACTTCCCAGATCTCCATCTTTTCGTCATCATCGAGTGCTGCTTCCAGCTCATCGATGAACTTATCTCCTTTTTTTAAAAGGCTTGATGCTGTGATTTCTCCTTCTGCTGCTCCCGGTGTACGTACTGTGCCGTCTTTTGTCACTGTCGAATCAGCGTCCTTCGACTTTGTACGTTCATTTTCTGTCGTAAATGCAAGTGCTGTTGCATCATGATCTTTCTCTGTACTCAGGATACGGTACAGATATACGATCTTTTTTCCTGCTACTGCTTCTGCAAATAACTGCAGTCCAAATAACTTTCCGTTCTTCACTATTGTCATCTCCTAACTAAATTTAAATGCCACTTCTAGGATTCCCATAAGAAGCGGCTGTTTCGTTGTATTATCCGGCAGGATTCTCTGTGTCGGTCTCTGCATATTCCAGGCATAGTGCGCTGTATGTTCGATAGACCTGCAGATGTTTTTGATATCTGCTAAGATACCGGATACCGTTCCTCTCTGCCGTATATTATCATGCCAGACTTTCAACGTCAGATTAGTCTCGCCGATAATCTCATTCTTTGTAGCCCGATCACTCTCGGAGCAATCCGCCAGGTAAACAAAAGGATACGGCGTGTCCTCCGGCGGTAAGACCGTGTCATACACACCAACTCCTGTATCCTCATATTTTTCTTTCAATGCCATCAAAACGGTGCTGAACAATTCCTGCTGTGGATCCATCTTATCACCTCACAAGTTCCTTCATATCCGCCTTGAATTTTTCCTTCTGTTCTTCAAATGCCGGACGTATATGTGGCTTCCCTTTCATGAATCTCGTTCCATATTCCTGATAACCTGCATATTCCGCTGTTGATTCAACCTCTGCAGTCATGCCGCCATCTGTAATTTCCAATCCGATGCTACGCTTTAATGTTCCACCCACATATCCAGGTATCCCTGTACTTTGTGGAGTTCCTACCGGTGCATTCTTCTGTGCTTTTTTCTGCAACTGCGCACCGTTTTTTTTCACAGTTGCTTTTACTTTCGATAAATCCATATTCTTAGTCAGTTTAGCCTCCAACTTTTCAAAGCCTATCAGCTTTACTCCCATCACATCACCTCCGATACAACATATACCTGCTTCGTCCGAAGCTTCCTGCTGAAATCTACACCATATGTTTTATTCCCTACGCGAATCCTGTCAAATGGCCGGTCGTAATGATTCTGCAGGTGAATGGTAAGGCTGCCTTCCTTAATTCCGGAATAGACAAGCATCATCGTATTCGTACCGGTATCCATGACTGAGGCAGACTTCATATCTTCCGATATCGCATCTTCTCCATAATTACCGGTAGCCGGATCATACTCTCCAGGGGTGAGTTTCTGGAAGTATATTGGTGTGTCATATCTCATAGGAATCTCACCTTACCTTTCTTTGATTCTTTCTGATCATCCAGATATGCCCGGATATCATCCATGTATCCCGCAAAATCATTTTCTGACCAAGAAAGGCTTTCTCCCTCAACACTGTGAGAGGAAAGTCCTTCCGAACCGATTCTGTTGAACCGTATGATTGACACATCCAGAATGATATAATTCATCTCTTCCGGAGGCTCTAACCCCCCAAGAAGGAAACGCAGCCTTTGTTTGGTAGCCTTTAAAATTAACAGCAATTTATTTTCTAATTCCTCGTCAATTTCTTCCGGCAGTCCCAACAAGGCTTTCAGATCTTCAATCATACGCTCCTCCTATTCTGCCGGCTCTTTATTTTTGGGTACTTTATTCTCAGGTTTCTTCTTCCCGGCTTTTGATGTTTTTTCTGCAATATCTGCACCGGCTGTATTGTCTGGATCTTCTTCTACCAGTTCGATCAGCGGAGTGTGCTGTTTGTTGTTATTGCCGGCCAGCTCCTCGATTCTTTCTTTGCTGACATCTACTCCTTCACGAGGGAAGATATCTCCCTCGTTATAGGAATGATCGTTATCATGGAGATCAATAAAATGCTTGGTTACCTTATACATACTTTTTACCTCCTATGCTCTCGGATTAACCGTTACAGTCACATCACCGGAACGAACAGCTTTGTAGTTCTGATCACACTCAACTAAGGTGATGTGATGACCTGCTGTTGAAGCAATCTCTGATTCACCGTCCCACTTAGACCAATTCTTAACATCCATACCGTAAGTTACTGAAGTTGCAGCTGCAGCATCTTTGTACTTCCAGCAGTTTCTCATTGACATCAGCTGCTCTTTCACTGTCAGCTTCGTGGTTCCTGCTTCTGATCCAGCCTCTGACGTTACATTTAACGTTCCTAATGTCTGTGTATCAGATTCTCCTACAGAGATGTAAGCAATCGCATCCAGATACTCACAGAACAGACGTAAGCCCATGATTGCGTAGTTATCGGAAATCATACGGCTGTATGTTCCTTCTGAGTGGAATCCGATAAATCCTGTCTCTGAATCTGTTGTGAATCCAAGTCCAGCTTTAGCAAACTCTGAATCTCCCGGATCAACATAATATGCAATCATATTGTTGAGCGGTGTTGCAATTACAACATTCTGCGGGATCTCAGAAGTAACAAATACCACATCCGCTCCAAGGAAATTTGTCAGATACTTAAAGCCGAATGCTGTCTGCAGTGTAATATCTGCTGCACCGAGATACTTGTACACATCCAGAGTATTTACCCAAACAGCTACTCCGGTTGCCGTTCTCTTCATCTTCTGGAACTTAGCCACAACCTTTCCGATTGCCATTGCAACAGCCATCTGCCAAGTTGTTTCGTGTCCTGTAAGAGATCCGGCTTTTAACTGTGCGTAGAATTTATCAGTCACTACATTCTGCAGATCGGACTTGAACTCATCATCCGTATCCTGTACTGCCGCCTCATAACCTTTTTCCGAAATGGCTTCAATCGATACGCCTTTACGATATTTTTCAATCTTGATCGTATCAAAAGGCTTTTCTTCTACTGTGTATCTGGACATCGGGATTTCTTCGCCTTCTCCAACATCCCCTGACTGCAGTTCACCTTTTACCGTTTTGGTCTTTAATACCGAATTGTTTTCCTTTCTGATCATTCTGGTAATTCCCAGAATATCTAACAGTGCCTTCAGGTTCTTACCAAAGGATGTGACAAAGTCAATCTCTCTGGCTTTTACCTCGATCTGCACTTCTCCTGTCAGGTTATTCGGTGCTGCAAATACCTGCAGACCTAATCTTCTAATATCATGCATGTTTCATACTTCCTTTCTTACTGAAATAATGTGATGTTCTCAGCAATCAGCTTCTGTCTTTCTGACGGATTCTTCACTGCTAAGATCTGATCCTTTGTCATCGATGGTTTATCTCCACCACTGCCTGCTTTTGGAGGTTTCCCTTTTAAAGCATCTTTCACTGCATTCTGTACCGCTTCCTTGTACATAGTTGCAAAAGCTTCCACTGCTGCCTTAGTTCCATCTGCATCTTCTGCTACAAGATTCATAACCAGCTCATCCGGAATAGTAATGTTCTCGCCTGCCAGCATCTTACGGGCTTCTTTCGCCATATCTGACCGGGCATTCTGACGTTTCATCTCTTCCAGTGCATCCTCCGCTTTCTTCGCCCTGTAGTTTGCTTTTTCCTCATTGGTCATCTGTGCGAGCTTTTCCGCTTCCGATACCTTATCGTCCGTCAGTGTCTTCCATTTGGTCTGTGCATTTGTCACAGCCGTATTGACTGCCTTCTGGACACGCCGATCGAACTCTGACTGATTTCCTTCCAGTGCCAAAAACTCATCAAATGACATTGTTGTGTTGCTGTTATTTCCAGGATCTCCTCCAGTTCCAGCACCGTCTCCTTCTCCGGATCCACCGCCGTCTCCTCTAGGCTCTGTAAATAACTGCAGGTTACTCATTGGAATTCTCCAGTGATTATTCATGTGTTTCATCTTATCTATCCTTTCCGCCCCGCCCCATTCATTTAAGCCCAGGTCGTTGCATCTTGAATGTGTAGTTTAACGACATCCCGGTCACATTAAGTTACATGATCCGGACATACTCCGGAAACTCCTCGGCAATCATACAGATGCCAATGAAAAAGGAATCCACCAGAGTTTTCGACTTCTCTGATAGATCCCCATACTTTATATCCACCCTCCCGGGAGATATCTCATATTCAATTTTATCGTCTGTCAGATCCTTTATGGACTTGATCAGTGTCAGTGCAAGTGCTGTTACACCGGCACAGACGATATCTGATCCGGAAACAGCATAATTTGCATGTCCGGATATCTTTATTTCATCCTTGCGGACAGTTACTTCAATCAAGACATCCCACCTCCTGAAATGTGGCAAAGATTTTCGATGATTGAATTGCTAACCAATCCACCATTTCTTCATTTTGCGCCCAAGCGGATATCATATTCGAGTTTGCAGATAAGCCGCTCTCTTCCAAATATGCATGTATAATTTCATGTCTCAGCACACGGTTCATATGTCGTTTTCTTCCTTCATCCGTAAAATCTTTATCCTTGTTTTTTAAAATATAAATTTCTCTATTACATCGATTAAACAAACCATCTGCATATTCTCCCACGCCTTTCAATCGCTCCGGATACTCGTCTACAAAACGAATATCGTAACATGTCCCCATAATACTAACATTCATATCTTGCAATCCTGTCACCTCCTTGTGCTAAAATGAGTATAAAAATACCACCAATCATTATGATCAGTGGCTTTTCTAAATAAACGGTATCATATCTTTTACATCTTTCAATGTTTTCTTGGCTTTCTCAATCAATGAATTTTCAAATAAATACTCTATTCCCTTTGGAGTGATAATAGCTTCTTGCAAATCACCAAAAATTACTCCGTCTTTTGTGGAATTAACTCTAATCCCTTTAATATACTCTTCGTTAATCAAGCTTAAAAGAATGTATATCCAATAATTTTCTGGAATATTGTACGTCGATGCAACTAAATACTCAGCTTCTGGTTTTTCGCCCTTTTTCAGGCAATCGTAAAGGTACTTTAAAACTCGGTATACAATCACAAAATAATCATTTTGAGCCATTTATTTCACTTCCTTACTCTTGAAGTAATTTACACTTATTCTACAAACTCTGGCAATTCTTTTTTCAGCTTTAATGATTTTTTAATATCTCTCACATATGCTTTATATGAGCCTTCTCCGTATTCCAGCTCCATATATCCATCAGGAGTACGGTCAAACATTTTGTAGTAATCGTCATATAGCTTTTCCAGCTCTTGTGTCATTTTTCCATACCACATTACTTCATATCCATTCTACTCATTTTAACTAGTGACACTTATTTCTGATATAAATATCCGTTTTCATACAGATAATCATTTTCTTCTACAGTTAAAACCGAGAATGGATTTACCCAAGTATCGTCTTCTTCTATCGGTCCATCATATTTATACTCTGATGGAATGAATCCCAGTTTTTTGCATATTCTTTCATATTCTTTATCAACTGCCATATCAAAGCACCTCCAAAGATATTCCAGCATCGCTACTTTTGAATTGGTTCAATTCCTGGCAGGCAGCCGTGATTCACTATATAATTCATTTCTTCATTAGTCAGTACTTTAAAAGGGCTTTCCCATGAATCATCCTCTGTATCAAACTCCGGAATTGCAATATCTTTAGGTTCACAACCCAATTTATCGCATATTCTTTTATACACTTCATCCATGCTACCACACCTCCATATACACTCCTGCTTGCTCCAACCATGTTCTTACTTCTTTATCATACCCTTGCGTTTCCATCCGGTCAAGGGCAAATCCAGCATTCACAGAATTGAATTTATTCTTATCTACCCAATATTTGTACACCTTACCGTCATGACAAGCTACCAGTCCAAAATAGTACCCTCGATTCACACAAGTCATCAAATCCGCAAGACTCGGAACACTGCTGCCTGGATGGTTATGTATTGCGATAATCGTTTCTGGCTCCGATTCTTCCAGCAACTGCTTCATTTGTTTATTCATATTTGCCTTGCTCTCTACATCATAGTCTTTGTTCACTGCATATTTCCCATTGACTACATTGATAAATGCCAAATCCTCAAACTTTGTACCAGATCTATGACTTAGCATATCCTTGGAAATGTTCCATGCTCTACGATTCACCTTTGAATTGCCGGATACCTGATTGAATTTCTTTCGGTACTCCGAAGACGTAAGAAGTGATTTCTTCACAACTGTATCAGCATATTTATATTTCTTTTTACTTTCTTCGCTTTCCCTTGAAGCCTTCCAATCTTCGAAATTCAATCCATGTTCCTGATAGCTGTTTATCCACTCCTCATAAGCCTCATTATCCATATATGCCGCTGTGCTGCAATGACAGTTCGGATGCATTGGTGGAGCATTCTCTCCCGGCATCATATCATCTACCTTGAAATGCTTATCGTCCAGCCCTTTGCAAATCGGGCATACATCGCCTTTTGTGCATGCAACATACACATACTCATCAAAGCCGTTACGGATAAAAGACTGCTTCTGAGCCTCTGTCTGCACTCTTGCAAGCTCTGTCGTCATGAGCCTCTGCGCATTATAAGCACTGACACCGAATCTCTTCTCTAGATGCTTTGCAAGTTTCTTCGGATTCTGTCCTCTGATCAGTCCTGATGCAAGCAATCCTTCCAGCTCTGCTTTGAGCATTCCCTGATACATCCAAATACGATCCGAATATGTCGCATTCTTAAATGATGCATTCACGATTGCATGAGCGTATTTCTCATTCTTGAGAACGGACTTACCAAGAATACCGGCTTGTCTCTGGAACTCTTTCAGTGTTCTGTCAGTCAGCTTCTTATCGAAATACTTCTGCATCTCATCAAACCCTGATACCATCTCAAGACCGATATTCGCCTTCAGGAGTTCTAACCGGTTCACCTTCATGGTCAGATTATAGATCCGCATCTCTTCATTCGCCCGATCGGAAAGATCCTTTGTTTCAACATACTTCTTTGCCTTCCGTTCATATGCTGCAATATCCAGCTTGCTTACTCTCTTCTTTGCCTCAGCCATTGTGATGCCTTCTTTAGCAGCATATTTAGTATAGAATCCGTTGATCTCTTTATTGATCTCGTCCATCATATTGGCATAGATCTCTTTAATCTTACGATTATACTCAGCTTCTTCCTGAATATTATGTTTCTTTGCTTCCGTTTCCCGGTTCTTCCAGTACTCCTGGCTTGCCATCACCCGCACCTCCGAACATTTGTGTCATAACAGGATCTGTCTTGGCTTTTTCCTGTTCGCTCTCGATTTTTTCCATCTCATTCTGCACATTATCCACTACAGACAGTACACCAAGCTGTGTCTCTTGTGATACGATTCCATCCAAGTTGCCGGCGATCTGACTCTCCTCCAGTACATTCGATGGAATATTCGGTGTGAAATGGTAATGCAGTTTTACCCAGTCATCTTCTTTCATTCCAGATACCGGATTCGAAAAGATCAGCTTGTACCGCCGGTTCATTCCGGATGTAAACTTTCGTTCTTTTGTCTTGGCCAAATTGCTCATTCCCTGCAGCTTGTACTTCATAGCAATGCCAGAGCTTGTACCGAAATTCTCATCTGAGATATTCGCAACCATACTGATCTGGAATATCAATTTCTCCAAGCGATCAATCAAGTTCTCCTGTGTGGTATCTCCGTTTGGTTTCTGCAGAAAATCAACTATAACAGTATCGGCGTCTCCTTCCAGATTAATAATCCTTTTATCGCGGATATGTTCTAAATCTTCATCTTCCAACTTACTTCCAAGTACTTTCATGTAGGCATCCGCAAAATAATCTACATCATTTGCTTTCTCGCTGATCGCTTTGTTATAAGCGTCAATCATCGAGATTGCCGGTTCGAAGATACATGTGCGCTCCTTGTTCTCCACATACTCTGTAGCCGGCACTCCGTCAAATCCATGTATCTTTTCTTCTTCCTCCCAGACAAGCTTTCCCTTCTGGGTAAACCACCGTACCTTGGTGTCATCTGATACACTGCCATGCAGTACATCATTCGAATCTATGTACAGTCTAACGAAATACCGTTCCCTGCACAGCACCGAATCATCGTAGATCATAAAAGCATCAAACGGTGTCAGATATGTAATCCCGATATTTCCCAGTTCATCCACGTAATACATCTCGTATCCTTTTCCGTAAATGCAACAGATCTTCGACAGCTCCGCATTGTTATCGTCCTGATCATTGTACTGATCCAGGAGCTCCACATATTTTTTGATGTTGCCTGCAGCATCATCATCCACAGATATCTTAATTGGATTCCCGATAAAATATCCGTTAAATGTATCCACCATATATTTTGCAAAGTTCACAGCAATACGATTGTCTGGTTTATAATCCGGCTTCGGCTTCTGGTGAAAAATCTGGTAGTCTGTTTCATACGCATCTTTCAGATGTTTAAACCGAAAGGCGCACTCTGCATTATGTTTTGCTATGAATTCATTTAGTTTGTTATCTGTCAGTTCTTCTTCTGACGGTAATCGAAATAACACTTTACAGTCCTCCTTTCAGGTTTCTATTTAAACGAGGTTTATCCCCAAAGATTGTATAGACGAAGTATCTTACTGCGTCCATTGCATGGTCATATTGTTTTATCGGCTTATCTTCCCCTCGTTCAGCGGCTTTTGCATCCCAAATGTAAGATGCAAACTCTTTGATCGTGTTTTGACAAACATTGGAAAAGATAATTTTAATCAAATTCAGCTTTGTGGACACCAGTCTGATACCATCTTCTACATCGTTCTTTGCTTTTATTACTCTAAATCCTCTTTTTCTCAGCTCGGCAATAAATGAAGCTGCTGCCGGATCGACGATAACAGCTTTGATCTCTGTTCCATCTAGCCAGCTTTCCAAATCGTTTGCATATTCTGCATCTGTCTTTTGCCTTCCTTTGTCCCGGCCGGAGTAATAGTATTCTCTAGTGCAGTACCAGACGCCATCTGTTCCTTTATTCCACAGTAGGAAAACTGTGGCATTCTGCGTTCCATAATCGCTGCTAACGTATCTATTGCTATTTATCAGCTTTGTTTGGAATGTATTCGGATCTTCCACATGCTTTTCATTATCGAACATGTCATAAATAACACCTTCTGCCATCGCCCACAAGCCGAGAATGTAACGTTTGTAGAATACCCCTCTGTATGTATTCCGGTATCTTTCTTTGATCTCATCGCTGAGGCTCAGGTTATCATCCATAACAAAATGTACGTATAGGATATTCTTGACCGGTTCACCTTTCGCCCTTAACTCTGCTGCCCGTTCTTTTCCAATGTATCCAACGGCTCGGTCTATCCAATTGACCTTAAACCAATGGTAAGGTCCGGAAGGGTTGCAGTTAAACCAGAATTTCGATCCATCTACCGAACATCGGCCAGTAGCCTGATTCACAAAACTTTCCGGCATAAGCGCCACTTCATCAAAGAAGACTCCTGCCAGTGTGATTCCCTGTATCAGGTCCTGGGAGCTTTCGTCCCTTCCACCGAATATGTAGAAGTTATTGGTCGTTTTTCCTCTTGTGATCACTATCAGGTTGTCGGCTCTGTGGTCTACCACACCGTAGCCTCTTGCCTTTAGCATGAGTTTTAGCCAAAACAGTACATTCCTTCGAAATGATCCGATGGTTTTCCCGCACATGGCGAAATTCTGTCCGTTGAACGTTTCCATCGCCCACATCACGTAGGATAGCGACATACATACTGTCTTTCCCGATCGAATAGCTCCATCTGCTATAATCCCATCGTAATCTTTTACGGGCGACGTCGCACACCACCATGTCAGCACCTGTTTCTGCTTTTTTGAGAACGGTTTGAACTTGAATATTTGGTTATATACTGTCTGCAGACGGCTTTTCTTCATATCTTGGATCTTTTTCTTCAGATTTGTGATCTTTTCATACATCCTGATCACCCCAAACTTCTGAAGCTGTAGCGTTCATGGCATCCATGAATCCGTCGTCCGCTGTTTCATGCGATCCTCCATCCTGTTTCATGATCTGGAGTTCTAACTGCATCGTAGCAAGTTCTAGCTTGGCATCATCGTAGCCAAACTTATGGATAGCTTCGATTGCCTTCTGTTTCTTGGCCTGTACCCTCGTGAGTGCATCTTCTATCTGCTGGATTTGGCCAAGTATTCCGGCATATTCTTTTAGTTCTGTACAGTCTCCTTTTTCCAGTCCATCGGTGTATTTTACTACTGTCATTCCCGGTGGCGACTTCTCATCCTCGTTTTGCTGTGTTTCAGCATTTTTCAATGCTTCTATTCGGTGCAACATGCGGTATTCGCGAACCGTAAGTAGCTGTATTTCTTGTAAAAGCAGTTGCTCTTTGTCGAGTCCAATCGTCTCGACCAGCTGCAGTTCTTCCGGATTCAGGGTATCAAAAAAGAGAGTTTCGAACTCTCCTGTCTTAACTGCATTCTTGTTTCCCAGCGGTCCTGTCCCGCCATGTCCTTTGGCATTTTTGTTTCCCGGCTGACCGCCTCTTTTTTTCGCAACGTTGCGTTTTTTCTTTTGCAACGTTGCATTATCCCAGCACTGTCTGTTCTTCCAGCTCCGGACTGTCCCAACCGGAACATCCAGTTTCTTAGCAATCTCAATTAATTTCAGCCCTTTGTCATATAATTCTTTTGCTTCAACAGCCCTCTGATCAGGTGCTCTTGCCACGCCTCACCACCCCTCATTCATTTCGTTTTTGATTTTTATCTTTCAACAATCTCGTTTTATCTTTTATTTTCACGTAAAAAGGTGGCAGCATCATCTGCTGCCACCTTCAGGGTGAATATGTCCTTTTCAATTTTCGGACAATATCATAATAACACACTTTTATGTGCCGTGAGTGGTGATGTTTTGTGTGTTTTATATTTTTTTTGACATCAACCAGTAAAATTTCCTCCTTGCTCTGTAATATTTCTGATTCCCGCACGGGAGCCCTTTGGCATCCCGAAGGTATATGTAAGTCGCATAATCTGTGGTAACCCCTTCTAATAACCACTGATAGATATCTGCATCCGCCTCTATTGCTGTCTGCTCGATTCGCTTACATTTTTCCTGCAGCTCTGCACGTTTGATAGCCAGGCGTTCTGTTGCTGACGCCTGGCTTGGACTCCCCTTTCCTTCTTGGCCATATTGTATTGCTTTCACAGTATCTGTCATATTTTCAAGTTCTTCCCGCCATTCCGGATATTGTAAGCAATGATGTATGACCTCCAGATACCTGTGTTTGCTGATTCCATATTTATCTTTATTGATCGGTCTTCTCTTCAACTCTATACTTCCTCCCCGTCCGCCTGTCCTTGATTGTTATGATATCAAATCCAAACAAACTTGCTATGTCTTGCAGATCGGTCAGTGCCCTGCGCATATGGTAGGGCATCTGGTTGTGTCTGCGCAACGCCCTTTCTGCTGTCGGATCCTGATAACCTTCATGATTCATGGTTCTCCTTTCTGTGCGATATCGCACACATGTTTTTTACCACAGCGCTTTCTTGCGCTTCCTCCCCTTTACAAATACTGTGCATTCTTCCGGCTTACAGCCTCTGCTGTGTCCTGCAACTGCGATATAGTTACAGCGTCCCATTCCGGTTCTCCCTGACCTGTAGACGCATTTCTTACACAGGTGTCTGTCTTTATTCGGAGACTCCTTAACTTCTTTTGCCACGGCCTCTCCTTTCTCCTCCGGCCGATGCCGGAGGGAATTCTATGTTGACTGGTTATTCGTGATACAATGCCAGTTGGTGCTATTCTTTATATTTTTCTTCTATCTTCCGGAGCTGCTCTACGTGCCACAGTACTCTCTTCTTGTCCCACCATTTTTCCATCTCCTTTGCTGTGTGTAGGACGCATGGGAAAATTACAGGGTGCAGGAATGCTGTTAGCCATATCCCGATGATCATGTTTCGTGTCATCTGCCTGCTCCTTTCATGAATTGGTTGTACATCCGTTTCTTCCAGCCTGTTTCTGGTGGTGCTGGTCCACGGTTATGTTCGGCCAGGGTTCTTATCAAATCTTCAAATTCTGCTGCCGCCTGTTCCGAAAGTTCTTCCTTCAGGTTGACATTGCTCATCCAGCTGAATCCGTATTTTTTAAGAATGTCTTTCCTCGTCATTTCCTAACCACTTCCTCCTTCTCCAGTCTTTGTATCTGCGGATTTGATATTCTAACCATGATATTTCCTTAAATGATTCTTCGGATTCTTTAAAATATCTGTTTATTTTCACTTTCTTCCCATCCGGTTTTTCTATGTAAATTATTGCTTTTGTATCATAATCTCCATTTTTAGGATCTGTGAGTAACTCATCACAAACTATTTTGTCCGGTTTATCCGCCGATGCGTATGGCATCGTGATCGGATACATCGCATCATATATACTTCCGATAAATCCATTGTGGTATCCATAATTAGGATGATTGCGATTAACACAGTAACACCTATTAATGTCTGAATACTTTATTTCTCCGTTCGGAGTTACTGTTTTAAACAAGCTACTCATTCTCGAACACTGATAATGTTTTCCTTTCTCATCTGTCCATGATCTTTTCCACATTTCCTCTGTATCTTCTATCGGAGTCAGTGGCTTTCCATCGATCAGTCTATTCAAAATCTGTTTTGTGAATCCGATACTCATACCACTGTGACCATCTTCGCATAAGCTCTCAAATGCCTTTAATGCACTTTCGTAGCAAGCGCATCCATAATCAAATTCGCCTTCTTTTCTATCCGGATTTTCTCTTTTGCATGCGATTTCAACTTCATTTTTTGCCCATTCTTGTAAACTCATTCTTTATCTCTCCGTTTCTTTTGTAAGTACTTCATGCCAATCTTTTGGGTGTTTCTGTATCATGATTTCTTTCTCCTGTCCTCCGTTTCCCATTTACACATATCCCACCATTCGCAGAATAAGCAGCATCCCAGGCACCGGTTTGTCAGTACCATTATGGACCAGTGTTTTAATTTTTCTTTTATCTCCATGTCATTCACCTCTTCTTATGCATCTCTGTTCCTCTCCTCTTATGTGTGCAAAAACGTATCAAAATCCAATTCATGTTCTCTAATTCTTTCTTTTTCGAACGGATAGCTTCCGTTCATCATTGCTTTTACATCTTGCAATTCCGCTATTAACGCATCTATGCTTTCTGTTCTTGTAAATGTCATGATAACTTCTGCCTGATCTGTATTCCAACCATCCTCAACTGGAACTCTTTCACCTATTTCATGTGGTTTTTGCGTGATACAACACAATGCTCCTATGTCACTGCTTAATGCTCCCGTCATTCTGATGTCGCCTGTTCCAAATTCCATCTTTGCTTTTCCTTTTATCATTTTTTCAAACCCCATTCCGATTTATAATCTCAATCGCTCTATCTAATGTGTCTCCAACGTTTTTGTAGATAGCATCTAGTCTCTCATCTCCTGTATTGGCTATTGTTAAGTAATATGCCAGTTTCAGGTCTTTCAGCTCTTCTGCGGCTTTTTCAGTATCGCGTACTGTAGGCTGGCGATCTATCAATTCGTGTACAGCGTTCACCATACTTGGTGGATAATCACCCAGCACAGTCATTCCAGCAATCTGCACTTTGAATTCGTCTGCGTCAATCAATCTCATTCTTGCCACACCTTTCATCATCAAATATGTTCTTAATCACTTCAAACCTGTAAAACTTTGTATCGCCTTCCCTTAATATTCTTGGGCATTTGCAACGTCCCTCTTCCATAGCTCCCAATGGATATCGGACGCAGTGCCAGCCTGTAACTTCTTCAATGACGGGGCAAAAGAGCGGGCGTGTAACAAGATTGAATTTTCCGAATACAACTTCCATCAGTTCTCCTGGATTTCCATCGCACATGAGAATGTCGTGTTCCCATATTTTCTTGCCTTTCCAGTCTTCTATACCCGTCCAGATACATACCGTAATTGGATCCACCTCATGTATCTCAAGGCCATCTGGTGACTGACTTGCAATGTATGATCCAACCGGTATAATATCTTTTCTCCAACTTTCTTCGTAGTGACGGGTTTTATCCGGCATGTTGAAATAGAATCCTTCTACCCACATGTCTTTATCTTTACACTTTGCTTTGAATAGAATATCTGTAACTATCATTCCTCTTTTTCAACTCCTTGTATAAAATTCCTTTCATAGCGTGCCATCCTTAGGTTTAGTTCAAATGTAGGGCTGTGTCGCAGTCCTAAAAGCACCATGATCTTGTATACCCTTCCGTCTAAGCATCTTTTATACCAATCTTTCCAGACATTGAATCGTAATTTCAAAATATCAGCTCCTTTCCAGATAATTTCTTCCGATTAGTGCTTCGAACTCTTCCCTTGTGTGGGTTTCTTCGTACTTCCTCTGGAAGATCCGGCATAACAGCTCTCTGGTCTCTCTGCAGTTATGCGCTGCTCTCGGTCCGTCTTTGTGGTGATCTCTGCATAAGTAGACTTTAAAGCCGTTCTCTTCGCTTACCTGTCTTAGACCTCCGCCGTAGAACACATGATGTTCTTCCGTGTACTGCTGCCGGCGGATGCCTTCCAGTCTGCACAGGAAGCATTCGCCTTTTACAGTGTCCACGATCGGAGCTGGATGGTGCTTTCTTTTTTTCTTCTTGGTTGACTTCGGAAACATTAATTCACACATTCAATCTCATCTCCATTCCGATCAACCTCGGTTTCGAAGAATTCTTTCCAGAATGATTCCTTCGTCAGAACTCCAAAACTTACTCCCGGCATATTGCGGATAGCCTTTTCCATGGCTTTTCCCATGTATTCTGCTGCCGTATCGGCATCGACAGATGATATATATAATCTTCTGGTGGCGTATGCTCCTTTTACTTCTTCCGGTTGCTCTTCTGAAATATTCATGTCTGGTGGGCAATACTCTGGGAAATCTTTCGTCAATTCTGTTTGTCCCGGGATCTGTGTTTCATCATGTTTGTCCTGTGGAATCTCAGTTTTTACTTCCGTAGCTTCTTCTGTCTTTTTCGATTCTTTCTCCATTGCAGGTATTGAAACGGATCGAGGTGTGCCGTTTTCTTCTTTTTCTTCATTGTTTTCCTCTTTATTTGTCGGTGCATCTGGCTGTTTTGTTTGTGAATCGGCTGGTTTTGTTCCCGATCGTTCTGGTTTCTTCGCTTTTACCACTTTGGATTCTTTTCTCTTTTTCGGTTGCACCGGTGCAATTTCTTCTTTTTTCGGGAATTCTTCGCCATACACCTCTTCCCAGGTCTTTTCCGCATCTTCGCCGTCTGTGATCATTGTGCAATAACTCAATGCATCGTCCCATGAATAGAATTCTTTGTCTCCCGACCGGACCATGTGCAATGTAATATCTTTGGATTCGTGCATATAGAGCATGATCCGGCCAATTCCCTGGATACGGGTGCTGTAGATCTTATCTCCATCCGGTGCAAGCACTTCCTGCAGATATTTGGTCCCGCAGGTTGTCCGTACTGTTTCGTGCATGGTTTTATATAATTCCGGTTCATCATGGAATATCTGGTGCAATGCTTTCTCCAGGTTGCCGAGGTCTTTCTGTTCTTCCTTCTGTCCTTCCAGGATTACTTCGATATCTGTGATTTTCTCTTCCTCTTCGATTTCCTCTTTTACTGCCTGAATCTCTGTTTTGCTGTATGCAGGTGTCAATTCTTCTACTACTTCTTCCGGAAGTGTCAACATTAATGCAAGTTTCGCATAGCCGAACCCCTGGTACTGATCCTGCAGTTTCGGGGAATAGCCACCTTCAGAAAATTTGTCGTTGATTTTTATATATCTCGATACCTGAGAGGCATCCAGTTTGTATTCGTTCCAGGCAAATTCTTTTTCATCTGCATATCCGGAACCTTGCAGAATATCTGTATCCCTTGCCTGTTTCAACAGGTAGCCGGTGAGGACAAAGTCCTCTACCGTTCTGTTTAATACTCTGTTTACTGCCTGTTTAAACTCTTCATACCCGTTGTAATTTATAAGCTCGTCCATCTTATACCGCCTTTTCTAATAATTCTTCGATCTCTTCTGCGTCCATGAAGTCTTCTGCCAGTCCCTGCAGGACTCTTGTATTATTTTTTGCTTCCAACTCTTCGATGTTTGCATTTCTTTTCTCTTTGCTAATCTTGGCCAATTCCTTATCAGCTTTCGTCAGACGCTTTTTCAGTTCTCTCTGCCAGTCCTTCAGAAAGCCTCTGATCTGTTCGATTCCCGGTTCTTCATCCATGTAGCTACGGTGCTGTCTGATTGTGCCGGATGGCTCTACCTCAATGGTGTAGAACGGTACTCCTTCCTGTCCTTTTCTTCTCAAGAAACAGATATAGGTCTCTCGTGTCTCAATCCGATCGAAGTATCGTTCAGTGCTGCCTGCACAATGATGCAGGGCACGTCCTTCTTTTACGATATCCACCAGTGATTCCGGTACGATGATCTTGTATTCTTCATTTTCGTACTCATAGCGCTCTTTGATCTCATGTAAGGTCTTCTCAGCTGTTGGGTACTTCTCGCGCATTTCCTGAGCATATTGCTCTCTTTCTTTCTGGCTTGCCATCATTTCTTTCAGTATATCCATCTGTTGTTTATCGATCACGATTTCATCATGTCGTCTTTTCAGCTCTCTCGGTCGATATGTAAGCTCGTCCTTCATATTCTTGTTGCATGCTTTACACATGCTCAGATAATCGTTGTACTGCTCCAGGACAGCTTCTTCCGTGAATCCCGGATACTGTTCTTTCTGCTGCCGGCGGATGTAATTCATCAGCTGTGTAGTGCTCAGATACTTTCCGGCATGATATCTAATATTCTCCGGCCCAAGTCCGCATCTCAGCAGCCATCTCAGAGTTTCTGTCGGTATCTTTTCTCCTGTTTCGTCTGAATATTGCATCCAGCGAACCATTTCATTTCCGCCGTTTTCGTCACGGATCCGGTTGATTTTTTGCCGATCGTTGATGTAGAACATTTTGTTTATGTTCTTTGCCCTTATGTCTAATGGTCCGTAGTATGCCATGTTCCATCCCGGATATTCCGTGCATGCAACAGTTTCTCTCAGCAGATTCCGGAATCGTCCTTTGGCCATATATTCTATCTTTTCTGCATAGCCTTTTACCTGATATACTCCGCATAGCAGACGGTTGTAGTTTAATTTCCAGCCGGCTGCTGCCAGAAATTCTATGATCCTGATGGCATCCTTGTACACTGTGTTTTTCAGTGCTTCGCTGTAATCCCCAGGGTACATATAGCCGTCTCTTGCCCGGTAGTTCAGATTGTTGCTTTTGTGCCATCCTTCCCATGGGATATTGTAAAAAATCTTGTAACTATATCTATTACTCTTAAAGAGGTCCTGTTTGTATATCACAATGCGTATTTCTTCATCAATTTCTATCCGATGCCTTCCGGAATCCCATTCGATATCTACACGGAAGATTCTTAATACACTTGCTGTTTCGTCGATCTTATCAAGTTTATATAAGCTCTCAGGGTGGGCTGTGATATGATCTGTCCGCGTTTTTACCTGAACGAGTTTCCCGCAAGACGGGCATCGCACCATGTCATTGTGAGTCGCTTTCTTTTTGCCCTGATGTATCGGCGTTAACTCAGATCTGTCAAATGATTCTCCACAATTTGTGCAGCTGAAGTTCTCTGTTCCTTTTTCTTTAAACATATAATCCTCACCAGCTGTCTTTTCAAAGAACCATTGATCTGCGTCTTTAGGAAGTGCCGGTGCTTTGCTCATGAAATTATTTATCTTCGCTTTTCTGTTATGCTCTGCAGTCTGTCTGACATCATAATCGTAACTGTATTCCATGTGATCTATCCAACTCCATACATCGTTTGCGCAATATTTATCCTGTGTTATATCCAAGAGTCTCTTTCTATCTTCCTCTGAATCAATCTTTGGATACTTATAAGCATGTTTCATCCACACCCATTCGTACCAGTTTCCTTCTATTGCTGTTATGAGTTTTCCTTTCTTCCAGCCATTCTTTTCAGTCCAATATTCGTGTTCTCCTGTTTTGCAGTTGATGCAGTATCTCACTGCCAGAACCTTGTCATTGAATACATTAATGATTGCAATATCGTCTAATGTCTGGACTGTCGCGATATGCCCTTTTTTCCTGGTCTTTGCTGGTTCTATCTTCTCAATTGCTTTCCGTTTCATCTTGCACCTCCACGAGTTCCCGGTTGGCTGTGATCGTATATTTTACTCCCGGTTTGATTCCGCTCTGCCCTACTACGCCAACCTTGGCCGCTATAATGTTTCCTTCGCTCTCAAGGATCCATCCGACCGCCGTTCCCTCAATCCCGTATACGATCGGTCTTTCTCCTCTTGCTATTGCAAGCAGTCTGCCTGCTCCTGTATGTGCAGCATCGCTCGTGATCATTACTCCACCCACCATACTGATCCATTTTCTTTGCGGGTGCTCGACCATGTACATCATGGTGTGGCCGGCGATATCCAGCAGATCCAGTTCTTTGATCAGCGTCAATTCCGTGGATACTACCATGGAGCAGCCGTCCTCTTCATCGATACTTCCTCCTGATTCGCACAAGAAGAACCGGCTTTTATCGTTCAGCCCGTACCACATCATGCAGTCTGGGAGATATTCTGCAGCATGGAAGCCTGTACTTCTGGTTTTACTTTTCTCTTCCCTGTATGTTTTTCCAGGCTCGTATTGGAAGATTCCGTTCCCGTAGGTTGCTTTCAGATCTTCCGTGAATCCTTTGTATGTTCTCATTTTTCTTCACCCTTATAATATTTTTCTGCAATTTTTCTAATCTGTGCTTTTCCAGGAATTCCAAGATAGATAGGTGGTTTTAAGCCTGCTGCCCGTACGATTCTATCATCCAGTTGTGCTTTCGTTTCAAACGATACTTTTAATATCTGTGCCATACATTTTTCAAGACTTTTTCCTTTCTTACGTACAGCTTGCGCCATCTGGTCATCTTCTTCACACATCTGGATCATGAAGTTTTTCCAGTCTTCCATCATGTTTTTGAGTCCTAAATCTTTCGATTCCATTTCCAATTTCCCGATCGCTGCCAGCAATGGAGTAGTCAGAGAATCTATTGCACCGGTGCAAAAATCCTCTGCGTCCTCCGAATCTAAGCCATTTTCTTCTGCTATTGTCTTGATAGCGTCCAGATCTCCCTCTTTTAACTGTGCTGCTGCCGCTCTGTTAATCTCTTCAGCAGAGTCAAATTCTCCAAATTTATCAAACATCTATGTATCCTCCATTATTTTTCTAATCTCATCACTATAGTTGTGCCGTCCCTTTTCCATTCGGATCAGATGCCCCTGCATCTTCTTCCAGAGCTTCTGCCAGCCTTCTGCGTTGGCGATCGGCTTTCCATTGGTTTTTCGGAAATCATTCCCAGCCCATTCGTAGATACGATAATCGATCATGTTGACCACGAACGTATCCTCACAGTGAATATGGACCTCACAGGACTGGTTCAGGCGGCTCAATGCTTCTGTGATCGCCTTTACTTCTGTTTCGTGTCGTGTGCCTTTTATCTGACCGGTATCTTGGATTTTTCCAATCTCTCCGGACTTCTTAGCACAGGTGCATACGAATCCATATTTTCCCAGTGTTTTACTGTTGGAACTGCATTTTGTGACTATGTAAATATCTACTCTAAACATATGGTTTCATTGCCTCTTTCGTATGCTGCAGATTCTTATTGATTTCCTGCATCTCCAGTGTTGCCCTCTGTACAGAGCTGATCAGCAGTTCCGGAATAGTGGCCGGAAGTAGTTCTTCATTATAGACCTCTTCCATGAGCTGGTTGTACTGATCATATTCTTTCTTCAGCTCTCTGCAGGCCCTCCGCAGTACAATCTGTTCTGCTCCGCTCTCCGTCGCAAGAATCTTGTCGATCTGCTTCTGTCTTTTTTCAATTTCATCATCGATTGCACACCACAGCAGAGCGGCGCGATCCGGTTCAATCTTATGTACTCCCGGGTAGTTTTCTCTCAATACTCCATTGAGTTTTCGAGATACTAATACCAGCTCTTCCAGTTTGTTTTCGCTTGCTCTGTCTAAAATCAGCATTTTAAATCCTCCTATCCAACTTGATCATGGTGTAATACCGGTATTTGTACCCGGTGAATTTATTTGTTCCTTCATAGTAAGTATCTTTATCCAGGTAATAACCTTTCCTGTCTTTTACCTCACGCCACTGTACAAAGCGTTCTTCTTCCGGTTCCTTCAGAGGCATATTGCGGGACGCATGATAGCTTGTCTCTCTTAAGTGTTCTCCATAGCGTTCGCACGTCTCTGGCGTTTTCGTGATGTATCCGGCCAGATCTTTGAAGTCGCCCGCCTCGTGCAAATGCTTAAAGGTCACGGCTCCGTGCTCCCAAGCGTCTTTTATGAATACGTCTGCATCCGCTATCCGGTTTATGACTATATGTACGTGCCATGCTCCTTTGATCCCTACTTCGATATTCGCCATCCACCGCATAGTTTGTCCGGCTTTTTTGTATTTCTCCCTTACCCGGCGCATTGCCTTCGACAGATCTTTCTTTGCTGTATCCATATCCGGTGGACGTTCATTCTTTTTATATGTCAGTAGGACCATGTAATCATTCTTCTTGAACCAGGTCTTTAACTTATGCCTTACTTTTCTTTCCCGGTTCCATTGATTCCGGTAACGGATCGCTTCTTCCGTTAACTTCCTCTTCTTTCCTCTTTTCTTTCCAGGTGCTCCATACTTACCATCCAGATATTCATATACCTCTATGGAATTTTTGAATGTGTATATAATCCTCTTGTATCTCTTTACCATCCACCTGTATGTCCTATCTTTAATATTCTTAACAAGTGATAAAAGCGGGCGGAAATTTCTTGACTTTTTCGCCCGCCGATGGTATTATAATTTTGACTTATATTTTCGGTAGGCGAAGAAGTCTTGAGGTACATCATCCGCATAATGATGTGCCTTATTTTTTATTCACTTGTATCACTATCCCCATCTCCATTCCGGGCATCCACAGGATCTGTAGTCTTCTGATTCCTGGTACTCCTCCATGACCGTTATGGATTGGTCTTTCCCGCATATGCACTCTCCTTCATCTTACGAGCAACCAGATAAATAACATTGCATCAAATGCAAGTCCGATTGCGGCGCCGATCAGGATCTCTAACACCGTTTCTCTGATGATTCTCTGCCATTTTGTTCTTGGTCCTCTTCTTTTCATGCTTGTCCACCTCCCCTACCGCCTAAGCGGTTTTCTCTTTCTGGTATCCCAGATATCCAACAGCTACACGATTCAACTCATTCACGATCTTTGCTCGCTCCTCTGCAGATAATGTAGCCATGTCTCTTTCTACTCCATCGATGATCACGATGTTAATATGTTTCAAACTGCATCACCTCTTTATAGGTTATGTGGAATGGTTTGTACTTGTTGCGGTTCTTTGGTATAATTTTCCTATCAAATGATGAAAGGAGAAATGTACATGAATAGCGATGCAACCATCATCCGCCCAAGATTTACTTATACGGAAAAAGCCTACGTTCCAAATACCTCCAATGTTTTTATCATTGTCGAGGAAACAATGAAATTAATGGAAAATTATTTTAAAAAGAGCGCCCCTGCTTTCCAGCTTGTAAACAATCTTCGTTTTAATTATCCGGAAACCTCCACTACATATGATGAGATTCATATTTGTTGCATGGATACCTCTTGGTCTCAAATAGTGTTTCAGTTTTCTCATGAGTTTTGCCACCTTCTGATAGGAAATCCTATTCCACCAAGTATGCGTTGGTTCGAAGAAAGTGTCTGCGAACTTGCTTCATTATTTTTTCTTGAGAAATTAGCAATAATATGGGGGCAAAGCGGACTTCTTGCACATCCTGAATATGCACCATCCCTCATCTCCTATCGCACCAATCGAATCAATTCCGTAGAAGACTTGAAAAATCCTTCGGAACTTTCCGATCCTTCTTCTGCTATCTGGAAAGATGCTATTGCGAATTGCTATAATAGAAATTTCAATTTGCAAATTGCTAAATTACTACTTCCTGTCTTCAGCAAATATCCTCAATTATGGGAGACGGTTCCTCTTTTATGTAGATTGCCAGCGCAAGATTCTGTCTCATTCCCTATGTATTTATGTATCTGGCATATCCTCGCAGGTGATTCTTACAAGCAACCTCTTAACGAATTGGCCAGTATTTTTCATTGTTCCATATAAGACCAATTCTGCCATTTTTCATTTTCTTGACGAACCCAAAATTCTGCCCCGCCACCGTTGTAATAGATATATACTTTGTAACCTGTTACTTCTGGTGGCTCTGGTCTTCCACCAAGCAAAATGTCTTCCCTTTTTGCCATAAAATGCCCCATAGCAAAAGAAATAGTTTTTTCAAGTTGTCCATACTCAACGCCCATAGCACCCGGCATTCCTTTTGGACCTCTATGATTATCTGATGCTTTCAACTTTCTCCCTCCCTTCTTCTGAACCTGTTTCATCTGTTGCTGAAATTAATTCATCCACAGTACATTTCAGAATATCGGCTACTTTCTTAATGTTTTTAACTGTTGGACTCACACTATTTCCCCATTTGCAAATACTGCCCGTCGATACATTTGCTTTTTCCTCTAACTTGTTAATCGAAATCCCACGTTCTTTTGCAAGTTTACAAATATTTTCGTAAATCAAATTTACACCTCCTTTTTCAATATAAGTTCTGAAAAAATCACTAAATATTATTGACTAACTTCTGAAAATATCCTATAATTTGAATTACCACAAACAAATAAATAGCATATTTGCCATTCTGATTATTTTTGCGATTTTTTCAGAACTTGTAATTTTATTATACGCGATATATTCAGAATGTCAAGAAGTTTTTGCGATTTTTTCAGAAAGGGCCCAAAAATATGAAAGAACGTATTAAAAGCTTGTGCAAAGACTATGGAATATCAATGAACAAGCTCGAAGAAACTCTTGGATTCGGAAAGGGGTATATCAGTAAATTAGGAAACAGTACACCTAATGCTACGAAAATAAAGAAAATTGCTGATTACTTCAATGTATCTGTCGACTATTTAATGACAGGAAATGAATCAGATACAGAAAAGTATTATTTAAATGATGAAACTGCGCAGGTAGCACAAGAGATATTTGAAAACAAAGAACTGAAAGCGCTGTTCGATGTCCAGAAAGATATGGATCCGGACGACTTAAAAGCTCTGCATAGCATGGCTCTCGCGCTTAAACGAAAGGAACGTGGTGATATTGACGACACCGGATGTTAATGTCGTTCTTATGGACTTTCCTAGTAAAAAAGGAAATGAAATGGTTGTTCCGAACGAAGACGGAAGCTACACGATACTGATCAATGCCGGATTGAATTATGAATCTCAGCTTAAGGCATATGAGCATGCCATGAGTCATATAACAAAAGATGACTTTTTAAAAGGTAATGTACAAGAAATTGAATACTATGCTCATCATCCACACAAAGATCCAGAACCGGCTCAAATCTATCTTGATCGCATCAAGCAACTGCAAGCAGAACGAAGACGATTAAAGAAGCGGATTGCTCGTGATCAGAAACGTGTTGAATTTATTCAGGAACATTGTGATATGTTCCAAAGAGCTGAACACCACTATCTATATGGTGATGATTTATAAAATATGAAAGAGAGGAAAATGTATGGAGTTCAATGATGTAATTAAACAATTTTCAGAAAGGATACTGTCTTTAAAAGACACCATCACTACAGAAGAATCCACAAAAATGTCTCTTGTAGTGCCTTTATTTCAACTTCTTGGGTATGATGTTTTCAATCCAAATGAATTTTGCCCAGAGTATATTGCTGATGTAGGAATTAAAAAAGGCGAAAAGGTTGATTATGCAATCCTTGAAAATGGACAGCCGAATATTTTAGTCGAATGCAAAAGTTGCTCAGAGCAACTCGACAAACATTCGTCTCAACTTTTTAGATATTTCGGGACATCTCCTGCTAAATTTGGCATTCTTACAAATGGCATAATATATCGTTTTTATACAGATTTAGAAGAATCAAACAAAATGGATCTTGTGCCATTTCTAGAAATAGACATGGCAAATTTAAAAGATTCTTCCATCAATGAATTAAAAAAATTTTGTAAAGATAATTTTGATAAGGACAAAATATTTAGTACTGCCGAAGAGCTTAAATATAGCAGTCAAATAAAAAACATCTTAACAAAACAGTTTGAATCTCCGACAGAAGACTTTGTTCGATTTATTTTAGCGGATATATACGATGGTCAAAAGAATCAGAGAATAATTGAAAAATTTACGCCTGTGGTAAAACGAGCTTTCTCTTCTTTTGTAAATGAAATAGTAAATAGTAAAATTTCTTCTGCATTAGCTGACGATTATGATAAAGATGAAGAATCAGAACCCGAGATCAAAGAACCCGCATCCAAGATTGTTACAACGGAAGATGAAATTGAAAGTTTCTACATTATTCGCGGACTTCTTGCTGGTATCGTACCCGTTGAAGATATAGTTCACCGTGATACCGAAAGTTATTTTGGAATTCTGTATAAAGACAATAATAGAAAACCGATTTGTCGCCTCAATCTTGATGCAAGAAATAAACAGCTTCTCATCCCGGATGCTAATAAAAAATTCGAGCGTATTTATATCGACTCTTTAAACGATTTGTACAAATACAAAAACCGTTTAATAGAAGTTGTAAAGAGATATATGTAATTCATCCAGTATCTCTAACCATAAATACACTGCCCTCTTGATACGAAAGTATTTATATGGCGGAGATATCTGATTGAATATGCAAAAACTAAAGAAAAGAGGAATGAGTTATGAATTGTCCAAAATGTAACACTCCAAACCCAGACGGTCAAAAATTCTGTGGTAATTGCGGTACTGAACTTCCTAATGAAGAAAAAGTATCGTCACCATCTAACGACAACACATTTTCTTATCAAGACAACAAACAGAGTCCTCAACCTAAAAAGAAAAAACACGGTTGTCTCATAGCAATAATTGTTGTTGTAGTATTGTTTATCGGAATTGGCATCTTATTTGGTTCAGGAAACTCTAATGATTCTGGTAACTCAGAGTCCGGTAACAAAAAAGAAACAACTGAAAGCGAGAAAAAAGAATATGTCGATGATATTGAAGCCGTAGCAAGTAACCCCGATGATTACAAAGGAAAATATATTAAATTCTACGGACTCGTTTCTTCTATTGACAAAGACGATGAAAAATATGGTTATCAGGTATATATAGATCTTGATTATAATAATAGCGTATTGCTTGAAGTACCAAAAAAATTGGTAAAAGACAAGATAAATGAAGATGATTATATTAGTGTCGATGCCAAGATTGACGGATCATACGATGGGCAAACTGTTATGGGGGTTGATTCCAGCTGGGCTTATCTCGAAGCTAACTCTATCGAAAAAACTTCTTATACCGAATCATTTGGTAAAGCTAACAAAACATGGGAGTTTACTGACAAAGTATCTGAACAAAATGGAATTTCTGTTTCCGTAACAAAGGTTGAATTCGCAGAAGAAGAAACTAGAGTTTATGTTACTGCAACAAACAATAGTTCTGACAAATTTAGTTTATGGAGTTCTTCAGCCATTGCAATCCAGAATGATCAGCAATATGATCAGACATATGGAAACGCCTATGAACAATACGAAGAACTTTCGTCAGACATTTTACCTGGAGCATCAACATCCGGCGTGATTTGTTTTGGAAAATTAGATCCGGCTCAATTCAAATTACACATGGAAGGTAGCAGCGATAATTACGATATAGACTTTGCGCCGTTCGAATTGGATTTAGCACAATAAAATTAAAAATCCCCGGTGCCTATCAAACACCGGGGAAATCATAAATAAGTTGCAAGGAGAGATAAAGTATGACCTATACAGATCAATTGGCGTTGCTTGACGCAATTGAAAATTTTAGCGTTCCGATCATTCCACCCACCACACATTTTTGGATGATTCGCACCAAAAAAGGCTATTTTTATAATGAATTTCTTTCAAAGCGTTTTGTTGCCTTGGCTTGGAATAACATTTCGCAAGAAACAGATTTTTCGGAATCAAATAAAGATTCATTAAAAGATGATATACTAATGACATTTAAAGAAATTCATCGCCCTTCAACCGTTATTAATAAATGTCATTCTTTTATTTACGAAATCAAGACTAATGATATTCTCGTAATCCCAAGTGCTAAAAGTAGCTATATTACTTTTGCACTTGCTGGTGAATACTATGAAGATGATTCAAAAACTCTAGAACTTGAGCAGAACGTTATATATCGTATTGATAATCACGATGTTGATATAAACGATGTTTCCTGCCCTTATAAGAAGCGCAGACACATAACTCTGCTTCGAACAGTGAAAAATGAAGAACTAAACTATTCGTTATGTAGAGCAATCTCTAATTATCATGGTATTTCAAATTTAGATTCTTACTCAAAGCAAATACTCAATGCTTTGTATAATTATTATATGTTTGGCAATGATATGTCTTTCGTTCTTAATGTTCGAAAGCAAACACCTATCGGTCCACGCTCAATCAATAACGTTCTATACGGAACTACCGAATTATTGACTTCTATTGCTTCAGAGGAATGCATATCGACTCAAGTATCTTTAAATTCTCCTGGAGATATTGTATTCTCTCTTGTTAATGTAAAAAACCTTTTAGTAGATAACTGGCAATTCATTTTTGCTATACTTGTATTCTTAGGCGGCGGCAGCGCTCTCTCATTTAAAGTACCTGGAGCAATTGATATTGTAAAAAGCATTTTTTCGGCTAAAGATGATTACCGTATCAAACATGCAGAAGCTGAAAAAGCTGAATTAGAGGTGCTTGAAAAGAAAGCTGATCTTTTGCAAAAAATTAAAGATTCCGGAATAAATCCAGAATCTTTAAAAAATCCTGTTGATGCGTTACTTACTGGTTGTACTACTCTGGAAGTTGAACCAATCATTTTAGATGATGCATCTGCAGCCAACGTTCCACTGGCAACCGAAGTGCAAGAATCTCCTGATATAGAGGACGAGTAAATTTACTTGCAAGACAAATGCCCACTATCCAAAGCAACACAATAAAATTATCTTCATTATTAGAAAAAGTAATCGATAGTAATTTAAAGTAAGTACTTAAAAGAAGTAAAAAAGAAAAAATAAAGATCAAAAAATCTATAATTTTAAGAAATTGTTTTTTCATAGCACTACCTCCTTTTCTGTATTATATCCGATATTTCTGTATACAACAATAAGAAAAATCATTAAAAATAACTATACTCTACGAAAGGATGTGATCACATGCCATTATTAAAAGATGACCATTATACCATCGAAGATATCTATGC